ATTGATGCTACTACAAAAACGCTGATTGAGCAAAGAATTGCATCTGATCTTACAGATAACCTTTCTATTTCGTCTATCGACGCCGAGATTGTTGTTCCTGAATTCACATACTTAAATGTAACTACGCAGCTAAAGTATGACGCTGGCGTAACAGCTCTGAGTAAACGTGCATTAGAAACTAAAATTCAAGATGGAATTAAAGTGTACTTCGATAATAATCTTGGTAAATTCAACCAGATTTTCCGAAAGTCTAGACTGAGTTCATTTATTGATGCAAGCGACACATCAATTCTTTCCTCAAGAGTGAATGTCTCTATGGAAAGTAGATTTACTCCTGTATATGATGCAGTTGCAGTTAAGTTTATTCAAGCTGACTATACTTTACAGTTCTTGTCTCCATTATCTGCGCCAGATGCTGAAACAGCTATTGTCACAACTGATAACTTTAGCTTTAAAGGTAAGACGTGTTTTATCAGAAACGTTACTGGCGAAAATGCAAGCACAAAGCTACAAATTTTGGACACAGATGAAAACATTGTAGTGTCTGATATTGGTAGTTATGATACTACAACAGGCAAAGTAACATTTACTGGATTTAGTCCTAGCTCTATTATTTCAGGTAATACTTTCTTGAGAGTTAGAGCAATTCCTGCTGATGACTCAAGCATCAAGCCCTTAAGAAATAATGTAATTAATCTTAATACTAACTCTGTGTCTGCACTTCCAGACACGAATATTGCAAATAGCACGGTAGTTTAATGGCTTCAACATTAACAGATTATAATAGAAGAGACCCGAACTTTGTTCAGCCGCAGGTTGAAACAATTATTCCTGAGCATTTCCAAGAGCAGTACCCAACTCTTGTTACTTTTCTCAAGAAGTTCTATGAATATCTAGAGATTGCAGCAGGTCGTAATAATCTGAGTGATGCTTTTTATATCAGAGATGCAGAAAGTACTTCTGAAGACTTTCTAGACTATTTGTTCTTTGAGAGTATGAATGGCCTTGGTGCGGACTTCTTTAAGTTTCCAAGACTTACTCTAAAGTTTATTCCTAACTTTTACCCAATTAAAGGTACTGTGATTTCTGTACCTGCTTTTTTCAGATACATTTATGGTGTAGAGTCTGAACAGTTTTATCCAAAGACACAAATCTTTAATGTTGGGGAAAGTTTGATTGGTGCTGAATCTTTGAGATTTATTCAAGATTCTAACTTCTATCAAATTCTTTCTATTCAGATTAAGTCTCCTCTTGGTGTTACGCAATGGCGTGATGTTTATAAAAGGTATAATCATCCAGCAGGATTTGCACTATTTGCAGAAACACTCTTTGAAAAGACAGCATCAAACTCAATCATGAGCGCTCCACTTTCTATTCAAGATAGTGCTGCTACAGAAGTTACATTAGAAGACTTTGGTGTTGCAACTACAGGAGCATTTGGCACAACAACCGGGCGTGACAGTGCGCTATCTGCTAGATTCTATGTTGATCGTGGCATTCAATTCTACCAAGATTCTATCGGTGAGCTTACTTCTGCACAGAAAGGCGAATACACTTCTATTGTTGATGTACTCAACACCAACTCTCCACGCTTCTCTTCGAATGATAGCGACAAGTTCTCTGATAACTCGCTACAGACTATGGATGAAGATATCTATGCGTTTTATTCTGATAGTGGATTAGACTCTGCGTAACTGTATAAATAAAGTTAACTATCTTTTACAAGAAGGTAAAAAATGACCAGACAAAATATTTCTACTGGCACAAATGCTAACGACGGAACTGGCGATACGCTCCGAAGTGCTGGTACTAAAATTAACAATAACTTTGTTGAACTGTATCAAGCTTTTGGTACAGATAGTGGAACTTTGGGTGCTGGTGTTACCTTCGACAGTGCTAAGGTCATTTTCGCTGGGACAACTAACACAACTACACTGACTAGACTTCAGCCGGGCACTAACGTAACAATCAAGCTTGGTGACAGTAACGGTGAAGTTGTTACAATCGGTGATGATAACATTGTAAATCTTGTAGATTCTACAGGTGCTGCTTCTAAAATTTACTTTGCTAACGTATTTGACTCTGCTACTGGCTTTGGTGCCCTACCTAGCGCAGCAACATATCACGGTATGTTTGCTCATGTGCATGATAGTGGCAGAGCGTTATTCTCACATGCAGGCGCTTGGCATAAGTTACTAGACAGTGATACGTTTAGCTCTATTACAGCTTTAAAGTTAATCAATCCTAGAATTGACACTCATGTTTTTGATGCTACCGGTAACTTTGAAATTTTGAACTTTGACAATATTTCTGGCTCTCCAGTAAACAACGTTAAAATTTCAAATGCTACAACAGGTAATAATCCTACAATCACTTCTGAGGGTGGAGATACTAATGTTGGATTAACAATCTCTGCTAAAAATAATGGACCTGTTACATTAGACGGTACGCTTGTTTATAATGCTCAAGTGTTGACAGCAGGTTCTGATTCCGCTTTAGACTCCAACTCAAACTTCTATTTGTTGAATACAGCTAGTGTTAGAAGTTATAAGTTGCATAACGGTGCAACAACTGGAGAAGTTAAAAGAATTGTAAATCGTAGAACTACCGACACTACGATTGAAGTTAATTCAAATAAATTAACAACTTTGAATGGTGATTTTAGTCAGATGACAATTAAAACTCCTATGATCGTTACTTGCATCTGGGATGGCGTCGGTTCTCAGTGGTTTGTAGATAAAGACTCCGATGTTAATCTCGTATTTGCTTAAAAGGTTTAATAAATGACTGCTATTGTAACAAACGACATTAAAAGACAACTTCTGGACACTGTGACTACAGATGTTGCAGACAGTGCTAACTATTATTACATTGGCATTGCAAAGTCGGATCAGTGGAATGCTACTGATGCCGCTCCTACTGTGCTAAACAGTGAAAAAGAGAAGCGGGACTTTAGAGCAAACTTACAGTCTGTAATCAGAACTACTGATGTTTCTTTTGTCGCTGCCAGATATAACTGGTCTTCAGGCACAATCTATAATGCATATACAGATACTAATGTAACAAACACAAATTACTATGTATTTACTGCAAATAATAGAATTTATCTTTGTGTGCAGCAGGGCAAAAGTAATGATGGTGTTGCTCAAACATCTACTATTGACCCGGAGACTATTGGCACACCAACAGTGGCAAAAGCAACTTCTGATGGTTACATCTGGAAGTACTTGCTGACACTTACTGCTAATAATGCAAACAAATTTCTTTCTGCTAACTTTGTTCCTGTATCTAAAGTAGACTCTGCTGCTGGGCTTGGTACAATTTTACAAACACAATTAGATGTTCAGCAAGCAGCGGACTCTGGTCAAATTGTTGGCTTTAGAGTAACAAAAGCTGGTAGTGGATATACTTCTGCACCAACAGTCACTATTAATGGTGATGGTGTAAGTGCTAAGGCAATTGCAACTATCTCTGCTGCTGGTGGTATTTCTAAAGTTGAGCTTGATGATTCTGCTGGTGGTATTCCTTTTGGTAGAGGATACACATATGCATCAATTTCACTTAGCGCTGGTAGTGCTGAAGTCTCTCCTATCATCTCTGTCTTAGGGTTAGGCAATGATCCTAGAGAAGATTTAAATGCTACTTCTTTGATGTTTAATGCAAAGCCTAATGGCTTACAAGGTGGCGCATTTATTGTAAAGAATGATTTCAGACAAATTGGATTAGTTAAAAATCCAAAGAAAAATCAAACTGTAGATTCTGACTTTAAAGATACTGCTGCTTTAGCATTAAGAAAGCTAACGCTATCTAGCATCTCAAACTTTGATAGTGATAATGCAAGAGATGCATTGATTGTTGGAGGCACTAGTGGCGCTAAAGCATTTGTTGATGATAATAGAGCATCAGTATTTCACTACCATCAGAATGATAGCACAGGGTTTAAACCATTTCAAGCAGGCGAAACTATTAGTGATGCTAACAATGCTAGTAGAACTGCTACAATTGATGCGGATTCTGATGGTACGATCAAACTCATTGATAATCAAATTCTCTATATAGAGAATAGAGCGCCTGTTGTTAGAGATGTTGCTCAGACTGAAGATATCAAACTTATTGTACAATTATAAGGTAACATAGAAGAATGCCCAATTCGTTTACAACTACTACCTTCAATACAACATATAGAGATGATTTTAAAGATAGCGATCATTACCATCGTATTCTTTTCAACTCTGGTAAAGCATTGCAGGCAAGAGAGCTTACTCAGCTTCAGACAATTACACAGACTGAGTTAGAGAGACTTGGGCGGCACATCTTCAAAGAGGGTAGTGTTGTAAATCCGGGTGGGTTGACTGTCGATAGAAACTATGAGTTTGTCAAGCTTGAAACATCAAACACTTCTGCCTTTGTTGTTGGTGATGTAATTCAAGGACAAACTAGCTCAGTACAGGCTAAAATTCTTCAGATTGTAGCAGCAACTTCTTCTGATCCTGCAACATTCTATGTTAAATATATTAACTCATCCACATCTAGTGGTACAGTAACATCTGCTGTAAGATTTACACCAGGTGAAAGTGTACAGAGAACTACATCTTCTGATGCTATTCAAGTACAAGTAACAAATACAGGAGCAAATCCTGCTATTGGCGTTGGCTCAAGAGCAACAGTTAATGGAGGATCATACTTTACAAACGGGCATTTTGTATCTGTAACTCCCCAAACAGTCTTTG